TTTTTTAGTTTTTTTTAACATAGTACGTTGTTGGCAAATATAACAAGAAAGGAAGAAACGATAAAAATCTTTGTTCCTTTCACCACCACAGCCCCGCTACTTTTGATAGCGAGGTGGGTGGGAAAATAGTAAGTAGTTAGAATATCTTGGTTACTGATTTTATAAATTGTAAAATTCTTTGCTTGTAATTTCAATAATATCCTCATCATCAATTTTGAATACATCATCTAAATGCAGCGCTATTACATCTCCGCGCACAATTACAATTGGATATGTAAAACTTTTCCCTTGTGGCGTTTCCAACCCCAAAATTTCTAGCGGTTTGTCAAACCAAGATTTTTGAATACCATTACTCAAAGCTTCTGCTATTTCACGCCCTGCTTTGGTTCGCTTATTTGGCACGTACACACCTTCTTCAGTTTTGTGTTTTACCCATAGCTTTAGATCAACCTTTTCAGGTTCGTGAAATACAAAGCCAGTGTATTCAGTTACTCTGAAAAAATTCTGCTGGCCTACTACACCCCAAAATTTGGTGAATGGAAGCTTTACTAGTTCTTTTACAAATTGCTTGTTGTGTTCATCCATTTTAGCCTCTTCTTCTCTCAAAGCTTTTAGCTCTTTGTAGTACTTGCTGTTTTGGTTTACGATTTTGTAATACATATAAATCTAGACTGTTGGGATTAGTTCCAAAGCTCTGTTATTGATTTTATAACCGGAGCCTTCCATAATACTTCTAGCTCTGTCTTTTGAGCTATCATAGTGAGTGGTGAATCTAGTTACACCGTTGAATAAACCCCACTGAGTATTACCATGAATTTTTACGTCTGAGGCAATAGCTTCTTTCAACTTTCTAAGTCTGTTATCGCTTCGTGTGTTTTCTTCTACACCTAGAATGTCTCTGAGGAAATCATCATCCAGCTTTTCTGGAATGTAAAGACCACTCATTTCTTTAAACTGAGTAATCAATGTATTCTCTTCTAGGATAGCTTGGCTCATAGAAGCTACAATTAGAGACAGTCTGTCGTGACTGTTAGGAGTGTGACGTACTTTGTCAACCTCACCTAAAGCTCTAAAGAAGGTATTTTGGCAAACAACTACTACGTTGGTAGTACCAAAGCCTAGAGGAGTTTGTCCGTCATGAGAATTCAAAGCAGTTAGCCATCTTCTCATCTTGCTACCTCCGATAGTATCTTCTCCCAATCCTAGTTGGTAGAATACTCTTTTACCTCTAGAGATAAAACCGCCTCTTGCTATAGATACGTTAGCGTATTCTGCAGCTAGGTAAAGTTGTTCTAATAAAGTTTTGTTTTGAGTAGGGGTATAACGAGCCCCTACTGTAGATAGGTATTCACCTGTATCTTCTCTAAAGATACCATAAGAGTCTGTAGTCCAACCTTCTTTGGTTACTAGCGGCTCCTTTACTACATTCCAATTAGTGTTGGAAATAGTAAGCATTTCATCTACGGTTAGTTTTTCTTTTGTCTGTTTAAAATCTGCGAATGCCATGATTTTTATTCTTAATTGTTTTCTGTTTCTGTTGGGTCTGTTGAGTTTGGGTCTTTCTTCACGATAATTTTATCGGAATCACACCTAGGGCATCTATCAAAGGAAAAAGAAGCAAGCTTTAACACTTGTCCTATATTCTCTTTGAGTTCTTTTGGGTCTGCTTCTTGGGTCTCTCCTAAGAGTTTACCGCATTCATTGCAGATTGCTAAGTATTTCATATTTAAATCTAATAATTAATAGGTACTCTCTAGAATCTCTTGTTCTATCTCGTTTAAACTTTCAACATCTGGTGCACCTTCAGACCAGTAAATACTTTCGATAGAATTTTCACTCGTTATACAAGCCAGAAATGGATACTCCACGTCTAAGTAAGTTACAACTCCGGTGTAGTAAAACTCAGCGTGTGACCATTTTTTGTCTATGTCTAGTTTAAAGGATTTAGCCATTTTATTTTGTCTCCATTTACTTTAAAGGTGATTTCGTTTATCTCAGACCAGAGGTTGTTGTGTTCCCATTTCTTACCGGAATACACTTCTGTTACTGGGTGAGGTCTTTCTAATACGTATTGCTGATTTGTGTTTATAATCAGCTTAAACTTCTGTGCGTCTCTGCCTAATAGTACAAAGATTAAAGCAGTGTTGTTCTGTTGAAGCTTTTGGATTAGTTTTAAAGTAAAGTCTTCCCAAAGCTTTATATGGGAACCAGATTTGCCTTCTTCTACAGTCAAAGCTGTATTTAAAAGTAACACTCCTTCTTTAGGTAGTGATTGCCAATCTAGAGTACCTTCTCCTAAGTCTTCTTGTATACACCTAGATATAATCCTAAGAGAAGGTGGTACATAACTAGGATTCCTAGGAGCAAACGATAATCCGCAAGCTACTGGCTCTCCTTTATACAAGTTAGGATAAGGGTCCATTGAGAGCATAATTACTCTTACTTTATCTAGAGGACATTCCCAGAAAGCTCTAAACACTTCTTCAGATTTAGGAAAGACATTACATTGAGTTCTTCTTTCTGCTATGTACTTTCCTATCTCTAAAATTTCTTCTTCTTGGTCTTTAAGCAGATTCGCCCAGTCTTTCGGGAACAGTTGTTCTAATATAGACATTTAAAAAGTCATTAAAGTTAGTCCAGAAATTCAATTGTGCTTTACTCACACTGATACTGTCTTTAACAGCAATACAAGAATGGATAACAGTTGAATGGTCTCTGTTATTGAGATAAGCGCCAACAGCTTTTAAACTCCAGGTAGTATTTTCTACTAGCCAAGCTTCTATAAACTGTCTAGGCACAACTATGTCTCGTATCCTTGTCTTTGAGATTAGTGCAGTCCACTTTATCTTAAAGAAGAACTGTACTAGTTTTTCAAACTTTTGAAGTTCTTTCTGGTCTTTAAGATTTATTTTAACCATATCTATGAAGATTCCTGGCTCTATAGTGAATTCTTCATAACCTTCTGGTTGAAAGTATAGGAAAGCTGAATTCTCTGCTAGGCAATCTTTGAATACACCATAGATACAGTCTGTTAAGTCTTCACGGGTTTGTTCAAGATTTAGCTCTGTTTTTATTCCGATAGCTATTTTTCTTATTAAGTCTTTTTCTTTTAGTCTAATTTTTTCTGTCATGTTAATCTTTGTTAGGAGGAACAATTACCGCCCAATATCTAATTTCTTTGTGGTTATAGGCCCAACCACTACCATTCCAAGTTTCCCAATGTATCTTACCGTCTTTACGACAGATAAGATATTTATCGTATTTTGGAGGATGGGTTTCTTTTCTATTCCAATCGTATTCTACCCAATGGCTAAGAGCAGCCTCTAACTTTGTCATGTTATTGAGGGCTATAAAGTCTCGTTCATCCATATTATTTAATCAATTCAAGTATTTTCTCTTTGCCCAACTCTTTGTAAATATCAGAAGGGTCTTTTGGTAAACTAGGATCGTGTGTAATACAATCTAGTCCGTACATGTCTACCATCTTTTTGCAACCTATTTGTCCTGCAGCATCGTTATCATACCATAGTCTGATTCGTTTGAACCTTCCTTCTAGTATAGTAAAAGCGTTTTGGCTAATTGGTGTATTCTCGCTTCTTACAGCTACAGCGTTTAAACCGCAACTGTGAAGAGTCATTACATCTTTACGGCCTTTGGTTACTATTAATTCATCTCCTGACTCTGGTAGTTGATTCCAGCCCTCTAGCATTCCGCCAAAGAAGTTAGTTCTAAACTTACTCTTCTTGTCTGCAAATGGTCTATACAACTTAATCTTGTCTTTTTCTAGATAGCGATAACAAGGGTCAAAGTCATTTTTAAGATACCAAAGCTTACCATTAATCCAAGCCTTGTCGACTTTTCTTACATCGTAAAGCTCTAGAATCTCCGGGGTGATACCAAACTGCTTCCAATAGTCAAAGTCACTAGTCTTAAAATAAGAAAGAGTGGCTCTAATATCTGCAGGGTCTAAAATGATTGGTGGTTTTTCCTCTAGTCTTAGCGATTCAAGTTCTTGCATAGACAAGTCATTGATTCTAAAGTCAGACTCTATCTTAAATAAGATCTCCGGAAAGCCATAACCAGTTCTGAGTTGAGCAACATCTACAGGACTGAAGTAAACTTGTTCTGTGGCATAATCTACAAAGTAAAGGTTTCCTTTATTGGTCCATTTGAAGAAACAGCTAGCGTGTCTATCATCTCTAAAAGGATTAACATACTTCTTGCCTATCTTAACAGACTCCAAGTAAAAGGACATAATGTTCTCTTGTCCTATTAAGTCATAAACCTTTTGAATGGTAGGTAGCGTTTCTATACTATTTATATCCATAAAACAAAGTTGGTGTTGGGTTAAATAAAAAGGGAAAGTACGAGACTTTCCCTTTTATTCCTAAATAAAACTTAAAACAATCCTGTGCTTCCAGGTGCTGAGTTGTTTTCTGACTTTGATGGTGAATAGTTTGGCTCCTCATCAGGTGCAAAGAATGGGTTATCATCATCTACGAATTCTTTCAAGATAAAAGAATCTCCGTAGAAATCTTTACAACCATACTGACCTTGGAACTTCTTCTTCACATAGTCGGTTACAGGTGAGCTCAAAGGAATAATACCTTTAGTGAATACACTTTGATACTTTCCGTCACGAATAGTTAGCGGAACTTTGATACCAGAACCTTTTTCGTTAAAGGCATCGAAGAAGTCTTTCAACTCTCCTACTTTACCTTTAGATATACTTTCCCAAGAGTCAAGCACAAATGGCTTTTCTTTTGGTCTAGCATTAGCATAAGCTTTAAGGAGTTCGTAAACATCCTCTTCGCCAGTTTTAGCTTCTCTGATTGTCTTTGTATCTAGACGATACATAGGGTCTTTTGTTTGTTGGTCTTGGCTTAAAGATGCCAAGTCGATAGCCCAAGCGGTTTTAGTATAATTATCTATATACTGTCTTTTACCGCTATTCTGGCCAACAACGCTATCATTGTTTACCCATAGGCTGAATTTGCCTAAGAGTTCGGTATCACAAGAAGAATGATTCTTGTACCAGAAATCTAGTCTCATTTTGCCCTCAGTCTTATCATAAGCAGGGTCTTTGATTTTTTCTACGTCAACATCGAATAATTTAGCTAGTGCTTTTTCGTTGGGGTTAACTGCTACAATCTGAACAGGTGCATAACCGGTGTAAAGTTTTTTCTCAAACCCACCTTGGTTTTCTTCTACGTCATTTACATTAATTGCCATAATACTTTTTTGTTTTTTTGTTTTTAGTTTTATTTTTAGTTTTACATTTCTTCTCCATCAAACTTGTTAATAATTTCAACTTCATAACCTAGATGTTCTAAGATTTGTTGTAGAATAGTTTCTTTATCTGTATTATGTGCGCTTAGTTCTTCACCATTTACAGTCGTTACTATTCCATATTCATAACAACATCCATCTGAACACCTATAGTTATACTCATCTAAAACTATTGTCAGTTTTTTAGATTTCATTTTTATGAGTAATATTCTTCAATTTTATCTGAAACAAATTGCAAATCATTAGGAATCATTGTTTCATCAAACATTCCCATAGGAGATTTTGCAGGACGCTTCTTGTAACGATTTGTAAGGAAGTGATATTCCATACCGTTTTTACCTTCTTCTGCAAAGGTATAGAGACAAATGGTGAATAAGCCTTCCAAGTTAATATTGTTGTCAAGCATTTTACCAATCGTCTTCATCTTGTAAGCAACAATCTCTCCGCCATCTTCTACGGTTTCTGAGTGACCTAAGCAAAATACTTTAAGGTCTGTTCTTAAACCACGAACACCGAATAGAATGTTGAACATGTTTTGACCTATCTGAGAAAACTTGGTATAACCAACCTCAGTAGCTCTTTTCATAAATTCAAAACCCATAACATACTGAATATCGTCAATAACAATATTCCTAACGTGTTTACCTTTCTCGCTTATGTTTTTAAGCAAGTCTACAATTTCTTTAGACGTAGAGATTTCTACATAATTCTTCTTGTCTAAACTGTACATTTTAGAAGCTCCTTTGAATGGTAGCTCCTTACCGGCTACACCAATGATAATGGTTTCTTCCGGATTCAATGTTCTAATACTGGTTGATTTTCCTTCGCCTGAAGGACCGATTACTCCTACTAATAGTGCCATATTGGTTTTTTGTTTTTTCTTCTTTCTTGGTTATTTTTAGGTTAGTTAGAATCATCTGATGTCCAGCCAAAGAATGTTGCAATCTGTTTTGCAGCAACATTGCATACAACTTTCTCTTTTGATTCGCCCATTAGAAGCTCTTCTCTTGCTTCTTCGTTCTCTTGAAGGTACTCACTAAGCCATTTAATAAAGTCTTTGCGTTCAGACTCTTTCCATTTATAGCGTAGATACCAACCTTCTGTCTGTACATATTCGTCTGAGTACTCTATTCCAGTATTCTCAAACATTTTTTGTAATACAACTCTAAGATGTTTACTTATTTGTGCTTTTGTCATTATTCAAATTTAAAAAAATAGCATTAACTTTCCAAGTTAAACTGCTCATTTTTGCTCTTTTTTACATAATATTCGTAGTTATTATGTACGCCTCCCATACTTTGTGCTTTAGGCAATTCCTCAAAGTGAGGAACACCTCTAGCAAAGTATAGACCTAATCTGCCAGATAGACCAGCTAGACGGTCTTTTAGGAATCTAATACTTCTGTAATTGTCTTGTAAGAAATTAATGTCGTAGCCTTGATGAACTTCTATATCGTATCTAAACGGTGCAAAGATACCAAGAACTACGTCTGCAGATCGCTGTGTTGTCTTACAGTCTGCTAAGTCTGCTAAAGAAGGTTCTAGCTTTGCTTCTACTAGCTCACCTCTATTGGTGAACATTTGAGCTTCTCCGCTAGAAGCTTGCTGCTGAACAGGTACAAAGATTAAATTATACCTTTTACAGAATACCTCTAAGCCATACTGGTCTATAAAGAAAGCAATAGTCTCTCTCAAGTCAAAGTTAACTCCTTTAACAGACTCTGTGTGCAGTAGAGAAATGTGATCCACTACTACAAAGTAGTAAGCATCTGTACTGTGTTTGAAATAAAGAGGATACTTCTTATCGTCTCTTTCTTCGTACACCATTTCTCCCTTTGATGGGTCGTCAAAATACCTTTCAATGTGCTTCTTGATTCCTGTAGGATTAGATATGTGGTCTATCACCTCTACATGGTCTTCAAAGAATCTAAGAAATCCTGAGTTCTTTGCTTCTTGTACCCAAGCTAACACTTTGGCCGGAACAGTATACTTACCGTAACTCAACATTACTTCCGGAGTTATGATTACTCCGTGTGTATAGTAGATACAAATTGAGATAGCTTCCAAGTAAAGCTTCTCTTTAGACTCCTCTAGAGCAAACCAAAAGATTCTAGTGTCAAATGGATTATCCTTCCACTTCATATAAGTAGAAACGATAGTTAGCCATTTAGTCAATTTAGATTTAGCTATACCAGAAGATGCAGTTATAAGATACATTTTGCCTTTAACCCAACCTGGATAGTTATACTCCTCAGTTAAACGATTAAAAGCCCAGGGTATAGAGTTATACTTGCCTTCAAGGCGATTATCTCTATACTGCTCCATCTTCCGATATATATCATCAAATTCCACTATAAGTCTCCCCCAAAGCGATCTTCTTTCTTGGTCTTGTTTCCTTCATCTAGGTAGGTTTGACACCAGCTAGCTAAGTCTGAAGTCTCACTACCTCTCTCTGTTCTCTTATAAACAAAGTAGTGAGCTTCTCTAATAAATTGTGGTTTACCTTGCTTCTTCCAAAAGTTAATATACATGTCAGTAGCGTTCAAAATAGTTTCCTTGTCAAACTTGTATTCTTTCATGAATCTAGTAAGCTTTTCGGAAATCAATTTTGGAGTACTGGTCTTGCCTATTATACCTATGTTCTTCTTGGTAAACTTTTGTGCATACTCTGAAATCCAATCTGTTGTTACAGTTAAACCCAAAGCACTTTCTACTCCTAAAGACTCTAATGCACCTAGAGTCCAATACCACTCATTGTCCTTCTGTACTAATAGTCCCAGAGCTTGCCACTCCTTCAGTTTCTGCTCTTTCTCTAAGAGTTTCCATAGAACTTCGTAAAACGTCAATTTCATTATCTGTGCTTTTTTTGTTTTTGGGGGTATCAAAATTACGGATGTAAAGCATTCTTGTCAAGTAATCTTTTTCACTTTCTTCGTCTTTATATCTGTAATACATTTCTTCATTCATCATTCT